CGACGACTGGCGGACGTGGCTGCTGTTGGGCGGCCGCGGATCGGGCAAGACCAGGCCGTGCGCCGAAGCGGTGCGAGACTGGGCGCGGGATCCGAACGCCGTGATCGCGCTGATCGGGCCGACATGGCCACCGCCAAGGCGCGATCGACCGCCCGACGGAAGGTGAAACGGGATGCGGACCGCGACGCACCACTCTACTTGAATGATGAGTCCAACGAGCACACGCGCGAAGTGGAAGCAGCATTCGTTCGACTGCAGAGCGATCCAGTTTACGAATTTGAAGAGTCGGATTACCGGAAGCGGCTTCTCGCAGCGATTGATCTTTTGCCGGATGATCAGCGAAGGGTGATCGAATTGCAACTACAGGACATTCCTATCGATTCATGCGACCCAGACACGGTCACAATGGTCAAGGTTCTCGGGTGTGCAGAAAAGACCGTCCGGAACCGACGAGACCGTGCGCACGCCACGCTCCGCAAGCTTCTCTCGCGTGAAGGGGAAAGCAGATGATCGACCGAAGACTCGCAGAAGACGTACTATATGCGTTTTCGGTCGAACCCAAACACGACCGGCAAACACTCGAGAACTACCTCCTGCGGTATCCCGAACTCGCAGAGGAGCTGATCGACCTCTCTCACGAACTTCGGCTGGTCGCTGAACTCGGGGAATCCGAGGTGCCGACTGACGCGCCCGTTACGGCCACTGCGGAAGCTGCTGAGCGCCGACCCGAAAACCTCTTCGGCCGACACGATGAAGGCGATCAGGGAGAATCCCGAGGCGGTAAGCGATGCCGCAGTCTACAAAATCGCGGAGACTCTCCTGAAGAACGTCAAACGCACGGATGCGATGCCGGAAGATGAGCGGCAGGGGTATTTCGACTTTTACAATCTGGCTGAGTTCAGGCGAGTAGGCAGGATGATCCATTATTTCAATCCTGAAACCAATCAGTGGCAGTACATTCCATATGCGGAAAGCCTTGAGAAGCACCGGAAGTTCAGGATCGAGAAACTGCGAGAGAAGCTCGCCGACGACGAGGCGACGCTGAAGGCGGAAATTGAGGCCGACGGCGTGCTCGCTAAAGAAGTAGTGAATCAGGGCGACTTGCCAGCGTGGCAGTTGATTGCTGGAAGGCCCGTTCCTCCGAAAACACGGGGGCGACGACGCGCCGGGTAACCAGTCATGGAACAGGATGTCTCTGTTCTCCTCGAAAAACTGAACGAGCGGATTGAGTGCGCCGAGTGCGGACAGGATTCGGCGGTGCCTGACGGGTACGAGGTGGCCGAGGTATGATCGCCCTCCCCCACGGCATCACACCGCAGCAAGCCTACGCCGCCGGCCTCGCGCTCACCGACGCCGAGGCGCGGATCATGCGGTGGGACTGGGCGACCTGGGCGCGTCCGCAGCAGATGCCGCCCGCCGGCGACGACTGGCGGACGTGGCTGCTGTTGGGCGGCCGCGGATCGGGCAAGACCAGGCCGTGCGCCGAAGCGGTGCGAGACTGGGCGCGGGATCCGAACGCCGTGATCGCGCTGATCGGGCCGACATCGGCTGATGTCCGTCAGGTCATGATCGAGGGAGAGAGCGGGATCCTGAATGTCTGCCCGCCCGATGAGCGACCGCGCTGGCAACCGTCCGTCAGGCGGCTATCCTTCCCGTCCGGCGCGGTCGCCTTCACGTACAGCGCGGAGGAGCCTGAGCGTCTCAGAGGTCCTCAGCATCAATTTTGTTGGGCGGACGAGATTGCCGCATATCCCGATCCGAAGGCGGTCTGGGATCTCCTGCTCCCCGGCCTGCGTCTCGGGCGCAACCCGCGGCGCATCGTATCGACCACGCCGAAGCCATTAAAGTTCCTGCACGACCTGATCGCCGATCCCGGCACGCGCGTATCGAGGCAGCGTACCTGGGACAACCGCGCGAACCTTCCCGACGCCTACATCGCGGAACTGCAGCGGATCTACGGCGGGACGCGCATCGGGCGTCAGGAACTCGAGGGCGAGCTGCTGGACGAGGCCGAGGGCGCGTTGTGGCATCGCCGCCAGATTGACGAGCTTCGGGTGCGCGAGCATCCCGAACTGCGGCGCATCGTCGTCGCCATCGACCCGTCCAGCGGCAAGGCCGACTCGGACGAGATCGGCATTGTTGCGGCGGGACTTGGCATCGACGGCGAGGGATACGTGCTGCGTGACGCTTCATGCAGGGTTCCGCCGAGCGAGTGGGCGCACCGGGCGATATCGGTATTCGATTCGCTGGAGGCGGACAAGATCATCGCGGAGATCAACTTCGGCGGGACGCTGGTCGAAGAGGTGCTGCGTACCGTGCGACGCAACATTCCGTATGAAACGATCACGGCATCGCGCGGCAAGACGGCGAGGGCCGAACCGGTTGCGGCACTCTACGAACAGCGGCGAGTTCATCATTGCGGCAGCTTTCCGGCGCTGGAAGACCAGATGGTGAACTGGGTGCCGGGGCAACTCACCAAGTCGCCAGACCGCGCGGACGCGCTGGTGTGGGCGCTGACGTGGTTGCTCCTGAAGCCGCGGAGTCAGGGGCGGGCGCTTTGGGTGGGATGATCGATTGCATGAAATTACTTGAAACGGAATGGATGAACTATCGCAATGCGGTTATCCCGAAAGAGGCGTCTTCGACGCAACTTACGGAGTGTCGCCGATCGTTCTACGCGGGTTCATGGGCGCTCTATATGCTCATCATGAATCGCCTTGAAGGCGGGACCGAAGATACTCCCGGCGATCTCGCGCTCATGGCGAAACTCGACAATGAGATGCGCGACTTCAAAGACCGCGTTGTGAAGGGCGTCGCGTGATGCTCAAGCCGCGGAGTCAGGGCAGGGCGTTGTGGGTGGGGTGATGGCGGCGCCGCGCCCGACCGAGCGGATCGCGGCGCTGATCCTGCTGGCGACGCTGGTGTCGCTGTTTCTGGCGTATGGGTTCGATCCGCGGGACTGGTGGAGATGACGCCTCTCGGGTGACGAAGATGGACAAAGTGTACTCGGTGTCGATACGAACGTTCACTTTCATCCAGAAATACTTTCCGGAAGGTGTTCCATATGAGAGTCTGAGTCACGATGCCGCCAGGTGTGCTCTGGAGATCGAGTTCAACGCTGTTGCGGCGTCTGCTGCCCTGCGTTGTGCCGAGATTGCAAACGGATTGGTTGTGACTCACGCGGAAGCATATCAGAGGGCAGAGTTGGCCGAAGACAAAGATGCCGCAACGTTTATCGCCGGGTTGAGGGATGGCGCGGCGGGATGTAGGGACCAGATCCGCCGTGAATTCGATCTGGACAATTCAGACGGTGATGCCTGACAAGGAACTCCGCATCTCGATATCGCCGATCCCGCTGAGCGAGGACTCCGAACTGGAGATGGCGTTCGAGGGCCGCGAGATCGGCAGCGTCACTTTGCAGCCGGGGGATCTCGCGGAGTTTGTGGAAGGACTGCGGAACGGGTTCCGCGTGGTGTTTACAGCGAGACTTGAACCGAAGGAGCAATCATCATGAACCGCATACTCGCATGGATCATCCCGGTCAACGCGCCGGGAGAGCAGCCGCCGACGGGGATCTGGGGAGGCGGGAACGCACCGATGCCGACGCCGCCGATCGTCATCCCGCCGGATGCGATATCGCCCGGTGTCCCGGCGCACCCGATCTACATCCCGGTCTATCCGGCGCACCCGATCATCATTCCGCCGGAATCGATCGCTCCGGGAGTGCCAGCGCATCCTATTGTGCTGCCGCCGCCGTGTCCTGCGCACCCGATCGTGATCCCGCCTGACTCGATCTCTCCCGGTGTTCCGGCGCATCCGATCGTCATTCCGCCCGGTACGTGGGGCGGCTCGGGCGAGCCGTTCCCCGGCTACGGACTACCGCGATAGGGCAGAGCCATGCTGATCAACGTTCGTACAATCCTCGTTCTGGTCGCCGTCGCGTGCTTCGGCGCCGCCGCGGCGGGCGTCCCGTCTCGAGTAAATCTGCTGGCGCTCGGGCTCGCGGTCTGGGCGCTTTCCACGATCATTACGGTGTGATTCCGCCGTTGCACAAACGAAGGTTTACGCAACACTGATTTCCGCCGCCTGACGCCGTTTGTTTGCAACGCCGCAAACCGCCCGCTAACCGACACGTTTTTGAAACACCAGCAAAGTGCCTACCGCAGTGCTCGATAAATTCCTGAACCGTCTCGGACTCCAGCGTAAGGCGAACGGCGATTCGCCGCCGATCATCCATGACGGCGGCTCCAACGAGCCGTCGGTGCGTGTGTACGGCTCGTGGGCATCGGGGATGCCGCTGGCATCGTGGACGCCGCACAGCTTCCCGCAAGCCGCCCGCGAGGGCTACATGCGGAACTCGGACGTGTATGCGTGCGTGTCGCTGATCGCATCCGCGGGCAAGCAGGTGAAATGGGATGCCGAGGGCCGGAACGCGGCATCGGCGGCGCTGCTCGCTCAGGTCGGCGGGCCGACGTTCATCGAGCAGTGGCTCTCCTACATCCTGCTCTCGGGTAACGCCTATATCGAGATCATCCGCGCCGGCCGCACGATCACGATGTTGTACCTGGACAACCCCGCGCTGGTGAGCGCCGAGATCAACCGGGACGCGATGCACGCCGATGAGGCGGTGAACTACTGGGTCGTCAAGAACGGCTACGGGTTCCAGCGGCGGCTCGATCCGTACCGCAAGGGGACGCAGGACATCGTCCAGTCGAAGCTCTTCAACCCGCTCGATCCGGTGTACGGCATGGCTCCGCTCGCCGCGGCCATGATGCGCGTCGATATGCAGAACGAGGGGCAGACGCTGATGAAGCGCGTCCTGCAACGCGGGTATGCGCCGGGGTGGATCGAGGCCCGCGAGAACTCCGAATGGACCGACGAGCACGTCGCGCAGCTGCAACAGCGGGTTCGGCAGTCGAAGTACCACGGCGAGGAGTTGTTCCTCGAAAACGCCGAGTGGCATCCGATGGGGTTCGCGCCCGCCGATAGCGGTCTGGCCGATCAGCAGATGCTGACCAAGCGCGACATCGCGAGCGTGTTTCATGTGGATCCGGCTTTGATTGGCGACACCACGGCGCGGACGTATGCGACGTATCGGGAATCGCGGCGCGGGCTGTACATGGAAGCGATCATTCCGCTGCTCTCGCAATTCAGGGACGACTGGAACCGGACGATCGGCGCGGAGTTGCGGTCGCCGCTCGAATTCGACCGCGACTCGTTCGATGCGATCAGCGCGGCGCGGGAAGAAGCGACCGACCGGGCGACGAAGTTGTGGACGTCGGGTCTGATCACGCGCGATGAGGCGCGGAGCGATCTCGAGTACGCGCCGCCGAAGCCGGGGGATGAGTTTGTGGGACCCGCGAATCTGGTGCCGATGGATGCGGATGTGAGGGCGTCGGGGGACGAATGACCAACCATCAACCGTATCGCGGGCTTGATCTGAAGGAACAGGATGGTCTTATACCGACGCAGTACTGGTGTAAATCGTGCCATCGGCACGGCGTTATACGTCTGCGGCGCTCAGATGGTGAGGTGACGATAAAAAAGGAACGACTTGATCGATGCGTGCAGCACCGTGCTGATTGTTCCAAGTCAGGCTATGACTGGTTTGATCGGTTTCGCGCCAAACGAATCGATGATGAAGCGGATCGTCTCGACAAGCAGGATGAGGACGTGCGGATGATGCTGTACCGCATGTGGAATGAGCAGGAAACAGCGCGGATCAGGGCTATCAGCGAGCGTCTCGGTGAACCAGCGTTTATGCATTGGCAGTGGCTGTCGCATGAATGGCCGCGCCTGTATCTGGGAGAAGCGGTATGGGCCGAAGGTCCGCTAATGCCTGAAGCATCGCCAGATTTCGCAGCATTGCATTATCGGATGGCGACAGACAAGCAGTTTGTGTCGCGGTGTATGCACGATGCAAGGCGGGCAGACGATAGCAGGACTTGTCGGTACTACAAAAGCGCGTTATGGCAACCAGTCAAAGACGAGCAGACGCGACGGCGGATGCCGTTTTGCAAACTGTGCTTTCCGAACGCGCTATGGGCGGAACTGATCAAGGACGAAGGACATCGCCGCGCATTGCTCTTGTATCTGGATAGTCCTGATGGAATCGACAAGGTTGTCGATTGGCAGAACAACCTTCCATTTCACGTTCACCATCATTCCTACGACCATTACGGCGCAGAAGCCCTGTATATGGAAGATCTGACGACAGTGTGCAGCGTGCATCATGGCTGCATTCACGGCCACTTTCAATAGTTGAGCGAAGGTGAGTAAGTCATGGAACAGGATGTCTCTGTTCTCCTCGAAAAGCTGAACGCCGTAACCCGCGAGCGCAACACCGCGCTGGCGCGGCAAGCCAAACTGCAAACCGAACGCGATGCCGCCGTCCGCGACCGCGAGATCACCGCAGAAGCTCTCACGATGCTGGTGGCGCGGGTCCACGCCGACGACGGGCGCTGCAAGGCGTGTTCGAAGACGATCTACTGGATCAGACACCGCGCCGGCGCGATCACGGCGTATGACCGCGACGGCATCATGCATGTGACGCGGTGCAGCGGCTCGAGGCAGTACTCGCACAGCGCGAAACAGCAGACGCTCTACGAGGGGACGCGGTGATGAACGCGGCGACGATCAGGACGGGAGCGGAGAAACGCCGCGTTTCGCCGGCGACCTGGGACGACGAGGCGCGGGCCGCGTGGAAGAAGCTGATCCAGAACGAGGTGATGAAGCTCTCCCGGCGCGGCGTGCGCATCCGGCGCGAGCTGCTCTGGTGGGCGAGCAGACCGGAGGGATGGACGCAATGAAGCGGGGAAACATCATCGAGCCGGTCAGGTATCCGTTCAGCGCCTCCGAGATCCGGCAGCTGGGCGCCGATCTGGCGTGCGCCACGCGCCAGGCAATCGAGATCGAGGCCGCGAAGAAAATCGCGATGGCTGCGTTTGCCGCGGACAAGAAGGAAGCCGAGGGCCGGTGCGCCGACCTGGCGCTGAAGATTGAGCGGGGCTTCGAGATGCGCGACATGGAGTGCGTGGTGTATCTGTCGATGCCGAAGCCGGGAACCAAGACGATCGTTCGGGCCGATACCGGCGAATGTGTGCGCGAGGCGGCGATGACGCCGGAAGAGATGCAATCGACGCTCAACTTTGACGAGCAAAGCGGAACGCAGCAATGACCGTTCCTGCGCCGGTCCCTGCGATCCGGTCCCACGATATCGAGGTGAAGCGGGACGCGCCGCGTCACGCACGCCGGATCTGGCAGGAGATGGACTCGTTTGTGGAGTCGCATTCCCCGCGGTGGATCGGACGCGCCGGCGCGATCCTGTCGAGCGAGGGATCGAGGGCGTCGGAAGCCTACGAGGCCGGCGGCGAGGGCGCCGCGATCGCATCGGTTGACGATCAGGAGTGGCTGCGCTATCTGCGGTCGCTCTGGATCTCGACCGTACCGGCGGCGGGTGCGGTCGTCCAGCCGTACCTGCCGTCAGGCAAGTCGCTTGAGGCGAAGATCACGCCGGAAGAGGCACTGCTCGCCGCGGCGACCGAGTGGCTGCGGATGAACGGGCTGCGCGGGGCAACGCAGATCGCCAACACATCGCGCCGCGAGATCGCCGGTCACATCGATGAGGGGATCGCGCTCGGCGAAACATCGCACCAGATCGCGATGAGGATACTCACGTCGGTGCGATCGCGACGGCCGGCGCGGTCGGAGACGATCGGGCATACCGAGGTCCACGCGGCGACGAACTACGGCTCGCTATCCGCCGCGCAGCAGACGCGGGCGCAGATGGCGAAGTTCTGGGTGCATATGGCGGATGACCGCGTGAGGGACTCGCACCGCGCCGCGGGCGGGCAGCGGCGGACGCTGGACGATGCCTTCCTGGTGTCGGGCGAGCGGCTGATGTTCCCCGGCGATGTGTCGATGGGCGCGTCGCCGGGAACGGTTGTGCGGTGCCGGTGCCATATCGCCTATGGCTCGGCTGAACGGATGGCGCCGCGGCGTCCGCGGCGGGTGGCGTGAATTTAATCCATCGGCGCGAAAGCGAAGCAATGCCGCGGGGCAATATCAGGAGCGGCGGTCACCATGACCGGAGACAACCTGAACAGACCGTATCCGGCGTAATCGCACGGTCCTTTTCCAGTCTCCTCGAAAGCCTTCCTGCTGCCGGGGATGTAGCGTCCGATGCACTCGCACGTCGCAGAGTTGGCATCGGCGCCCCGGTCTTTGAATGGCTGGTAATCCTGCACCGACGCGACGTGATGGCAGACGGGACACTCGAATCGCCAGTTCATGAAGTCTTCGCCGAAGCGACGTTGTCCTTCAACCATCCAGTTCTCGTAACTGATCTCAGTCATTGGTTTGCACCTATAGGGTAATATAGCATGGAATACACAAAATACTTCGACTTCGCGCTGAAAGCGGTCAATGACGACGATCCGGCGGGTCGGTTCACCGGCTATGCATCGACGTTCGGGAACAAGGATCTCCAGTCCGACATCGTGATGCCGGGCGCGTTCACGCGAACGCTCAAGTCGTCGCACGGCAAGGTGCCGATCCTCATGGGTCATCTGATGGCGCGGATCGTCGGGTTCGGGATCGCCGCCGAAGAGGACGACAAAGGGCTGAAGGTCACCGGACAGTTGACACTCGAGTCCGACGAAGGCCGTAACGCCTGGGCGGTGCTGAAACACGCGGCGAAAGTCGGTCACAAGCCGGGATTGTCCATCGGCTACGGCATCGCGAAGAACGGCGCGGAATACGACGAGGCGACCGGAACGCGGAAGCTCCACGATCTCGACCTCTACGAATATTCCATCGCCGCCGTTCCTGCGAACCCGCGGGCGCGGGTGAGCGCCGTGAAGGCCGGCGAGTCATGGACCGAACGGGATTACGAGCAGTACCTGCGGGAAGCAGGGCTCTCACGGGAGGCCGCGAAGCGTTTCGTGCTCCGCGGTTTCAGTGCTCTCGATCAGCGGGATGCTGACGGCAGCGGCAACGGCGCGGATGCGGCGGCGTTCAGCCGCGATCTGCGCGAACTGCGGGATTACATCACGCTGACAGGAGTATAGGCAATGGCTGAAACATCGTTGATGAACAACGAAGATCGCGAGCAGGTAAAAGGGATCCTGCTCGAATTCAAGGACGCATACAAAAACGTCCGCGAGGAAGTCGCGAAGCTCGGCAAGGCGGATTCCGCCACGCTCGAGCGAATCGACAAACTCGACCTCGCGATGAAAGAGGTGCAGGAGCGGCACGAGGCCGCATCCAGACGCGCCGACGCGCTCGAAGTCAAACTGAACGAGAAACCGCGGGAGCGGGTGCCGATGCAGTCGATCGGCGACATCGTGATCGCCGACGCGGGTCTGCTCGCGCACATCAAGAGCGGCTCGCGCAACGGGTACACGGTGTCGATCCCGCGCGGGCTGTATGGCGGCGCGAAGGACATCACCGGCGTCTCGCGGAGCGTTCCCGAATCGCTCCCCGGCATCGCATCGGGGCCGCGGCTCGCGACGGGCGTGAGAACGCTGGTTCCGCAGGGCAATACGACGGCGGGCGCGATCACCTACGTCGTCGAGACGTCGTTTACGAACAACGCCAACGTGGTTGCAGAGGGAACGGCGAAGCCGAAGTCGGACAAGGTCTTCACTCCGACGACGCAGCCGGTGGAGGTGATCGCGCATTTTTTCAAGGTGTCCAGACAATCCTACGAGGATCTGCCGGGGCTCGCCGCGCAGATCGAGTCGAACGGCATCTACGGTGTGCAACTCAAAGAGGACCAGCAGCTGCTCAACGGCAGCGGCGTGGCTCCTCAACTCAGGGGGTTCATGACGGTGGCGGCGGCGGCGCCGGCGCCCGGCGGTACGGACCCGACTCTGGTCGATGCGGTGGGAGCGGCTATCTTTGATCTGGCATCGAAAGGGTACATGGCGGACGGCAGCGTGATGAATCCGGCAGACTGGGGCGGCGTGGCGATGTTGAAAAACAGCCAGGGTAACTACCTGTTCGCGAATCCGATCGCGTACTCGTCGTCGTTGTCGCTCTGGGGGACGCGGATGGTCATGTCGTCTCAGATGACCGCGGGGAACTTCCTCGTCGGCGCGTTCCGCGGCAACTCGCTCATCCTCGATCGCGAGGAAGTGAATGTGCGGGTCGCGGAACAGTCAGAAGACGATTTTGTCAAAAATCTTTTAACAATTTTAGTGGAGGAGAGACTCGCGCTCTTAATCTTCACCGCGGCTGCATTTGAAAAAGGCACTACGCCCGCCTAGTCGGCGGATGGAGAAGAGGCCGAGGTTTTTCTTCCCCGGCCTCTTCTGCCCGGAAAGCGGCCAACGTGCATTACCTTGGCCAGATCGTCACCGAAGGATGTGAGACGGTTGTGAATCGTACCCTGGCTAAACCCGAGTTCTCTGTCCCATTGGGCAAGGGTTTGAGTCTTGCCGTTATAGGTCAGGAAGTGGGAATTACGCCGATTGTTAAGTTGTGTCTCGACGGTCGCCCAACGGCAGTTGCCGGGGGAGTAATTGCCCATGTTGTCGATGCGATCGAGCGTCATGCCATCTGGTGGCTCTCCCATATCGGCGAGAAAGTTTTCGAAGGTCTCCCATCGTTCGCAGACAGTGATGCCTCTGCCGCCGTATCGTTCCCAAGCCGTATTGCCTTTGTAGCGGCAGCGGCCTATCATACTCAGCCAGCTACGGTATGCGCGTGTTTTGGAGAGTCCGTGAGTAGAGAAGTGATCGCGCGTAACATCGATCCGAAGGCAACCGCAACTCCTTGTCGAACCGTTGCGGAGGGACGCACTTCTCACCAATACTTCAGAGCCGCAGTCGCATCGGCAGATCCATGCGGCGGTTCCGATGAACGGATTCGTGCTGCGGGACTCGCCGGATCGTTTGCCAGTCGGATGCAACGGCGCAACAACAGCCAGTCTCCCGAAGCGCAGTCCCTCTAAATCGATACGCTGACCCATAAATATAGTGACGTTAGGTTGCGAGATTGCGTTACGCCATTTTTCCCGTGACGGCTGAATCACGGGGGAAGCGCCGGGACCGGGCGCGGCGAGGCCATAGTCGCCGTGTCCGGTTCGGCAGTATAAGAACTCCTTGTTCCCTGCGACGTTCCGGGCCGCGGGGATGTGCCGGAACCGGGCGCGGCGGGGTGATGGCCGGCGCGTCCCGGTTCGGCGTTTTGGTGCTCCATGACCGACGATCAACCGAAGCAGAAGCCAGAGCGGACGCCTGAGAACAAAGCGCTCAGCGGCTACGAGAACAAAGCGGCGGCAACGAAAAGGAAACCGGCGAAGAAGGCGGCGAAACATGAGACTGCTCGCGATTGAGCGGATCACCGGGCCGACGGATCTCCCGGTGACGGTGGACGAGTTCGTTGACCATGCGAGGCTCAACGGGCTCACCGTCGATCGGCAACCGGACCTGATCCACCGCGAACTGGCTGCGGCCACGATGCGGGCTGAGCGGTATCTGCGGCGCTCGATCATGACGCAGACCCTCAAGGGGTACTGGGATCTCGACCACAGATCGTGCGATACGGCGATCGTGCTCCCGCGCGGGCGCGTACAGAGCGTGACGACGGTGAGCGGGGCGTCGGGTGCGCCGGTGCTCGATCCGGCGGCGTATCAGGTGATCGGGCCGGTGATCACACTGCAGTCCGCGCCTTATACGCGGATGGCCGTCGTCTGGGTGTCGGGATACGGCGACGAGCCCGCGGACGTGCCGGATAGTGTGCGCGAGGGAATCCTCGAGTACGCGACGGTGCTCTACTGCGACCGGCTGGGCGCACGCGAGACGAAGTACGCGAGTGCCGGCGCGGTGAAGCTGCCGCGCGGGATCGAGGATCTCTGGCGCGGAGAGCAGATCGAGATCGGCGGGTGAGGGAGGATTTATGAGCGGATGGCGTGACAGTGCGGCGTCGGCGCTGAACGAAATCAGCGCGGCGATCACAAGCGAAGGGAACGAGGCGCTCGGGTATCTCAAGTCGGCGCAGCAGCGGCTTGACAACGCGATCGAGGAGCTGGAAAACATCGTGTCCGAGGATGACGACGATCAGTCTGATCCAGAGGATGATCCCGAGGAATGACCGCTTCCGACCTCAGCGAATGGATTGCCGTGTTCCAGATGGAGCTGGTCCCTGACGGACAGGGCGGCTTCACCGAGCAGGTGCCGGTGGGCCTCGTTCCCGACCGCCCGGCGCACGTCGCTAACCTCTCCGGTCAGGAACTCGCCGCCGCGGACCAGCTCGCCGGCCGCGTACGTTACCACGTCAGCATCCGCTACGAACCGGCGATCACGATTGCGTGGCGCGTGCTCTGGCGCGATCAGTTGCTCGACATCATCGACGTCGTGAACGTGAACAACGCGAATACGTGGCTGACGCTGCGCTGCGAGCGCAAGGAAGCGGGGCAGCAATGAGGGCGGTAGCGATCGGGTATGCGGTGCTGGCGGTGGTTTCGCTGAGCCTGTTCGTGGTGTGGGGCGAGAAGTGGCTGCTGGTCGCCGCCGCCGGGTCGGCGCTGTTCGCCCGGTGCTGCTGGTCGCTTGAGAAGCGGGACGAGGTGTAAATGCCGTCCACTCGCCGCATGTTCACTGTCGATCTCACAGGCCTCGACGGGCTCAGGAAGAACGTCGCCATGCTTCGCCGCGAGTTTCCGGTGTGGGTTTACCGGGCGAACGAAGAAACCGCGGTGGAGATCTTCGGCGCCGCGCGTGCCAACATCGTCGCGAACGATTCCTACGCGTCCGGCGAACTCTACGAGTCGATGATCATCGAAGTGAAGGAGCAGGGACTGAGGATCTTCGTCGGGTCCACGTCGAAGTATGCGCCGTATGTGGAATACGGGACCAGACCGCACTTCCCGCCGGTGTCGGCGATCCGCGAGTGGTGCCGGCTGAAGGGCATACCGGAATCGGCGGCGTATCCGATCGCGCGGAAGATCGCCGAGCGCGGCACACCGGAACAGCCGTTCTTCGCGCCTGCGGTGCAGTTGGCGCGGGGCCGGCATCTGAAGCGTTTGCGCGATCTGGTGACATCGGCGATCAACGGACGGCTGAAGACGGCGTGATGAAACCGGCCGAAATCCGAGAGATCGAAGAAGTAAACGAACTCGCCGCAAGAACGATACTCGCCGATCCACGCTGCGACGGATTGCAGTTGATATGGGCTCGTAGCTGGCGGAAGCACCACCCTCATGCCGCTGACTGGCAAATCATCGAGAGGCTGGAAGAAACACCCGGAGAGAAGATCGCACGGCAAATGCGCCGGCGCGAAGAGTACCGGCTGCGCAAGCGGCGGCAACGCTGGATGACTCGAACGTGGCATGAGTCTCTTAAAGGCAACTATTTCGTCCGCGTTGATAACTTCGTAGTCGTCGTCTATCGTGTCTCCCGCGGCTGGATGATACGGATCGAGGACAAGAACAGAGAGTGTTCGGAAGTGTCGCGTCGGCGCTACGACACGCTCGGGGACGCGCAGGCGGGAGCATTCGACGGTCTGGTTTACATGGAAGCCATACGGGAGCGGAGATGAAGCGCTCAGACGATCTGCGCGATCGGTTCCGGACGCTCGACGATCCCGCCGACGCGGTGTTCGAGGCAGCGCCGCCGAGCGGGCCGTATCCGTTCCCGGTAGAGTCCGATCAGCGGCGATGGAAGCTGCCGGTCGGCTACTGGCGGGTGGATCTGGCGAAGCGGCCGGGCCTGTGGAGGCGCTTCTGGGCGTGGGCGCTGCTCGGATACCGCTGGCATCACTATTCGGACTGAAGCGCCGAATGATCATCGATGTGCGGACGTGGACAGACGAGGAGCGCGAGCGCTTCCGGGGTTCGTGTGTGTTCGTTGACGAGTGCGAGATCCCGAAAGTGTGGTACGCCGACACGGACGCCGGCATCGTCAAGACGTACGCGGTCCTGACCGGCGCGCCGGCTGAGGTGATCGAGCGGGTTCGTCGCTGGGCCGCTGGCAGCATGGTGACCGATCGGACAATCTTTGTGACTCAGGAACGCTTTCCGCTGGAGATCCTTCCGCCTGAATACGAGATCGAAGCGCCGGACGGCGGGGTACTCTCGCGCACTCTGCGGGGTGTAGTCAGGATTGAGATGTCCGACTAATGCTGCCCATCTCCGCAGTACAACGCGCGATCTACGAAGCCCTGACGCCGGCGCTGGCGCCTGTGCCGGTGCTCGACATGGCGGGGCCTGACCAGATGTACCCCTACGTCACGATCGGCGAGTGCACCTGTGATCAGGACGATCCGCTGCTCGGGCAGGGGGTCAACCTCGAGGCCACCATCCATACCTGGTCGCGTTATCCCGGCATGGCGGAAGCGCAGACGCTGATGGAAACCGTCCGCAATACGCTCGACCGGCAGCGGTTCCCCATCACAGACGCGCAGTGGGTGGATACGATCTGGATTTTTGCGCAGACGCTGCGCGATCCCGACGGCGTGACGCGGCACGGCGTGCTGCGTTTCCGCGTGCTCACGTTTCAGCCGGCCGAGGCTTCGGCGCGTCCGGCAATCACCAACAATCAACCTGGAGGGTAAAGGACAAATGGCGAAATACACCGGACGCGGCGCGAAATTCTCGATTGAGGGCGGAACGCCGGGGACATACACGGAAGTCGCGCAAGTCCAGTCGATCGGGTCCATCGACATCACGGCGGATGAAACTGAGGTGACGACGCTGGACAACACAAGCGGGTTCAGGGAATTCCTGCAAACGTTCAAGGATGCCGGCGAGATGCCGCTTACGCTGGTGTGGGACCCGGAGCTGCCGTCTCACGGCCCGGCCGCGGGTGGACTCTGGGATCTGTTCATTCAGGGGACAGTCTCCAATATGAAAATCGAGTGGGCGACGGTTCCGCCGTATGCGGCGACGTTCAGCGGGTTCGTTAAGAGCTATCCGACACCGCAAGCGACGCCGGACGACGCGCTGATGGCGGAAGTGTCGATCCGCGTCGCCGGAACGGTCACGCTCGCGGAAGCGGGCGCGCTCGCGGCAACTGAGGCAACGCCGGCAAAGGCGGCGTAACGTATGCACGAAACGACGGTAGTCAACGGCGCGAGTAAATACGCGCCGTTGCGCCGGATAACGAAACCGGTAACGATCGCGCTCGATCGCGAGCGGCAACTGATTTATGACCTGAACGCGATCTGTTCCTTTGAGGACGCAACCGGGCAATCCGTCATTGAGGCGTTGCGTAACCTCACGATGGTGAACATCCGCGCGCTGATCTGGGCGGGTTTGCTGGCCGATGATCCGGATCTGACGCTGACACAGGCCGGCGGGCTCATCCGATTCACCGATATCGCGAGCGTCACGCAGGCGCTCAGGGATGCGCTGCGAACGGATCTGGCGCCGGGGGATGACGCCGGGCGCCCTACGAACGAGACGGCGCCGGAGGGGACGAACGGCGTATCGACTGGGGCCGTCTCTGGTCTGTCGGCAGATACAACCTCGGACTCACCGATTCCGATTTCTGGCGTCTGACGCCGCGGCAGTTCTGGCTGCTCGCTGAGCGGCATCGTGAGTCTGAACGTGCGGCCGATTACCGGGCCGCGATCGTGGCTTGCATGGTGTCCGGCTTCACTCGGAAGAAGCCATTGCAGCCGGCCGATTTCTTCGTGTCGCTGCGTCCGGCCGGAGCTCGATCCGGCAGCGGCCGCGGGCAGACGGCGGAACAGCAACTCGCCATCTTCAGGCACATCGTTTCTGACCGGCTGAACGTGAAGAATTAGGTTCCATTATGGGTGGATTCAGCAACGTACTGGGCTCTCTCTCGGTTGTCATCGGCGCCGACATCGACGATTACCTGACCGATCTCGCGAAGGTAGGCGACGAGGCCGGCAAGGCTGTGGGTGAGGTTCAGAAGCAGTTTGGCGGTCTGACGGAGATCGGGACGCAGATAGCGGGTCTGGGTGCGGGGCTCACGGCCGGGATCACCGTACCGCTGGTCGGGCTCGGTGCGCTTGCTGTTGGTGCAGCCGCCGATATGGATTCGTTGATGCGAGGCCTGACGGCCGTTGCGGGATCGTCTGACGAAGCGGCGAAACAGATGGCGCGGCTGAAAGACGTCGCGAAACTGCCGGGTCTGGCACTTGAAGAGGCTGTCCAGGGTTCGATCCGACTGCAATCCGTCGGCGTTTCGGCAGATCAGGCCGAACGCACGATGAGGGCGTTCGGCAATGCGCTTGCGACGGTCGGAAAGGGGGCGCCCGATCTTGAAGCCGTCATCTCGCAGCTTGTGCAGATGTCCAGCAAGACGAATGTCGTGGCTGAAGATCTCAAGCCGATCATGGAGCGCGTGCCGCAAGTCGCCGCGATCATGAAGCAGGAATTCGGCACGATCAATACGGAAGTGTTGCAGAAGCTCGGAGTGTCAACGAAGGAATTCACTGATAAGGTGATCGCGGGACTGGAAAGACTCCCGGCTGTATCCGGCGGTGTGAAGAACGCTATGGAGAATCTGAGCGATTCTTCGAAGGCGGCGCTAACCTCTATCGGACAGTCGCTGATTCCGGTGCTTGAAAAGCTCACGCCTGTAATCGAGGGTGTGCTGGCGGGGGTTGTCCGTCTGGCCGAATGGTTCAGAAATCTGCCGGGTCCGGTGCAGGCGGCAGTAGGGGCGGTTGTTGCGTTTGCGGCTGCACTCGGGCCGGTGCTTGTTGCCGTCGGAGGACTTACCGCAGCGGTCGGCGCTGCGATGCCGGCGTTAACGTCGCTGGCGCTGTTCTTCGGCACATCAGTAGCGGGACTTGGCACGTGGACGGCAACTATCGGTCTGGCAGTTGCGGCACTGGCGATTCTCACCACGCAGGCGACGGATACCGGCAATGCGGCGCGGGAACTCTATGATGCGCTCAACATGACATCTGAGGCCGGTGGTGCTTCAAAAGGCATCATTGATCAGTTGAGTGAATCGCTGCGGGGCATGTTTGGCGTTTCGGATCAGGCCAATAAATCGCTGAAAGAGGTCAACGCGACGGTTACCGAAAGCTCGGGGCTGACCAAGTTCTTTAGCGACAAACTGGAGGAACTGCGGCTTAAGTGGGAAGCGTTCAACTGGACAGACTATATCAGTCCTCTGGGTGTGTTGAATAAACTCTTGCGCGATACAGCCGAGGTCGTCTCCACGATTCGCGGCGTGTTTCCCGACATGGAGAAGGCCGGGACGAAAGCGCTGGAATCACTCCAAAAAGCAAATCAGAAGTCGGCCTCCGACGCCGCTGCGAACGCAATGGCGCTTGACGCGATGGCAAAAAAGCAACGCGAGGCAGCGGAAGCGGCGACGAAGACGGAGGCCGCGCAAAAGAAGGCGGCCGCGGCAGCGGCCAAAGCAGCAAAAGCAGCCGGCGATCACGCACGCGCCGTCGCCGATGCGTGGGATGCCGCGTACAAGCGATACGACAAAGCGGCAAAGGATGCCGAAGCCAACCGCAAGTGGTTCGAGCAGGCGTACCAGAAGATCGAGCAGCTTGACCGGCAACTGGAGGCGAGCGCGCGGCAACTCTCGATCGAATTCGGCAAAGCTCACGAAGCGATGCGGAAAGCGGCGACTGAGACTGTCGATGTCATAATTCCGCTTACCAAGCGCATACCGCCGGAAGTTCAGGCGGTTATTAAAGCTAACAAAGACCTCGAAAACGCCTACAAGGAACTCGGCGTTACGTCGTCCGCGGAACTCGACAAGCAGTGGCTGAAAGCAAAAGAGGCTTACGACAAGATCACCGCAAGCGGTACGGCGTCCGCGAACGACATTGACCGCGCGTGGGTAGAGATGGAAAAGCGGCGTCAGGAAGCGGTCTTTGCTGAGGGCGGCATCATCACCGCAGAGCAGAAAAAGACGCTCGAAAAGATGGAAGAGCAGCTCGACACGTCCGGCAAGAAACAAAAGGATAAGTGGTCGGAGTGGAGCAAACAGGTTTCGACCATCGTTACGGACCTCGGGCGCGATCTCGCCGGCATCCTGTTCGACGGTGACAAGTCGTGGGCGGAAAAGGGCCGCGCGGCACTGGACGCGCTTGGGCAAGCGGTATCGCGCGCGTTCATCGAACCGGCAACGGCCGCGATCGGTGATTTCATCGGCGGCGCGCTCGCCGATCTGATGGGCGGTAAGGGGTTCGGCGGGCTGCTCGACCGGGTGAAGGATATCGGCAAGACGGTTACCGACGTGTTCGGCGGCGCATCGGACGCGGCCGGCGGGATCGTGTCGGGCGGTGCCGGTGCGGCGGGCGGTGCCGGTGGCGCGGGCGGTGCTGGTGGTGGAGCAGCCGCGGTGGGTTCGGGTCTGGCCGGGATCGTCGGTGCGGTGGGAAGTATCGCGAGTGCGATCAGCGGCATCGTGGGCAATTTTCAAATGGCCGGGATGAACAAGACGCTGGACCTGATCGAGCACGAGGTCCGGTATTCGCAGATCCACCTGAAACACATCCTCGAGGACGGCGTGAACAAGTACTTGCCCAAGCTTCCGGAGATCGCTGGTTACTTGTGGGACACATTTACTCCCGCATTCGCATCGCTCATGTCCACCGCCGAAAGCATGAATGACCGGCTCTACGACATCGCGACCAACACCGCCGGGAGCAGTTCGGTCATGCGCGAGCAAAACACGCTGCTCGCCGAGATCCGCGATCTGCTCGTCGCAAAGCCCGCATCCGTCACGATCAACGTGAGCGGCGCGGCGTCCCCGATGGCAACCGCCGACGCGGTGGCGCTCAAACTACAGGGAGTGATGCTTTGATCCCGCGGGTGCTGATCGAGGGCTCGGACGTATCCGGCGCGGTGATGCACGAGTCCCTGCGGATTCACGAGGACTCGCAGAGCCGCGTACCCACGGCTGAGTTCACCGCGATGCTCGCCGCGCAGCCGGCGCGGTGGGACGAGGACCGGTGGGATCAGGCCGAGTGGTCAATCCAGCTGGAGGAACTGAACCGCGTCACGATTCTCGACCAGAACACCGGGCGGAAGCGGTTCGGCGGGCAGTTGTCGTATATCGACTACTCGCGCCCGAAGCCGGGACGGATTTTTGTGAAATGCCGGTGCGCCGGCTATGCGGCGTGGCTTGAACACATCCTCGTCCCGTTCGAGGACTTCGGCGTCACGCACTCGGACCAGTACATCCTGAAGTTCCTGATCGACAAGTACGCGGCGGGGCTGCTTGACTCATCAGGCATCGAGCAGATCCTGCCGGTCGTCGCACTGGGCGTGGTCGAGAACCAGACGCTGCGGCAGGTCTTCGACTGGATCGCGGATCTGTCGAATGCCTGGTGGTCGGTGACGCCGGAAGCGAAGGTGCTCTACCGGCGCCCGAATGCGGTGCTGTCGCCGTATAAGTTCACCGACGATGCGCCGGATGGCGTGACGTCGTTTAAGTTCTCGCTCGAGGGATTCTCGAGAGACTTCGCGCGTCCGGTCAATCACGCGGTGGTGATCGGCGGCGTGCTCGCGGACGGCAACGCGCTGACGGTGCAGTACTCGGACCCGCTCTCGATCGACGCCTATGGCCGGTGGTCAACGACGATCCTCGACCGCGGGCTCACCGACGCGAACGAAGCCATCCTGCGAGCTCAGGCGGTGGTGCAAGCCAACGCCTACCCGCTGGCGAACGGCTCGCTGGTGACGTATGCGGACGAGTTCTCAGCCGGCGACTACGTGCAGATCGAGACCGAGGATTACGCGATCAACGATCCCTTCGTTCTGCACTCCTGCGAGATGAAGCAGCTGAACCGGACGACCACGCAGTACACCTACGGCTTCGGGCCGCGGCGACCGGATGCCGAGCGTCTGCTGCGGGTGCTCGAGCGGTTCATGCGGGCCGAGGCGGGGCTCGGGTCGATGACCGGAGTCTCGACGCCGGCGGCGGGCTCGATCACCGAGGACATGCTCGATGAGAGCTTCAAACTGAACGCGAACGCGCTCTACGGCTCGATCTCGGGTGACGAGGTCACCGTAGCGGCGGGAACGATCATCGGCGAGATCGGCGGCGAACTGGTGACGGTGGACGCCGGGACGATTCAGGGCGTCATCACCGGCGACGATGTCCACGTCGATACGGGCACGTTTCAGGGGCTGATCATCTCGGATCAGTTAGCCAACGGCATCATTGACGATCTCGGCAAGTTCGCGGACAGCACAAGGCCGATCCCGGTTTACGAGGGAATGCCGACGCTTCCGAACGCTGATCTTCCGGCGAACGCTTATTTCTTCAACAACGCGAACGGTCACTTCTATCGCGTGGATGCGGGCGGAACGACGGCGACCGATCAGGGGACGAATCCCGACGCGCTCGCCGGGACGATGAAGCTGTACAGCATCGGCAAGGTCAACGTCCAGTCGTTTATCGGTCTGATCGCGGCGAACCAGATCGGGAGCGTCAACGCCGGAACCATCATCGGCTCGATCACCGCGGGGCAGTCGATCACGATCGATGCGTCGGTCCTTCAGGGGACCGTTACGGCTGGTCAGGACGTGGTGATCAATACATCGGTGCTCGAGGGGACCATATCCGGAACCAGCGTGAACATCGACGCGAACCGCGTCACGCTCGGCGTGATGCAGGGGACGCGGGTTGAGAATCTCCGCGGCGAGACGATCAATATCGGGTCGGTGGATTCGTCCCGGCTGAACGCAACCGAGATCCGCGTTGGCGGCGGCGGCTCGAAGCCGGGGAAGTTTACGGTCTTCAACTCGAGCGGCTCCGAGATCGGGTTTATCGGCGTCAACGGTAGCTCAGAGGGCGGGTGGTTCAAGACGCTCGGCGTCGGCGGGACGACCAAGGACACGCCGATCATCAAGGCCGACGCGCTCGGCAAGGTCACGATTACCAATGCAGACTTCACGATCTCGACGGCGTCGAACGGCAGCGTGAATATCTCAACGACGACGTTCGACCCGACCTACTCGTCGGTCGGCCTGGGCGTGACCGACCCGTCGGGGATGTACAAGACGACGACGGTGTCGAAGGGCGTTGTGGGCTATTACGGCGCGAACCAGTTGTTCAGCATCAACGTCGATCCCGGTGCGCCGACGTGCGGCGAGATGGTACTCCGCAACAACGGGACGATCATGATGGTCCTCTCCGGTGTGAGCGGCCTGGTGGATGCGACGAGGTTCGCGATTCGCGGCGCAGGCAATGCGTACAACATCGACATTCCGATTCCCGGCGGGCTGACGATCCGGATCAAACACGGTCTTGTGTACGGCTATAGCTGAGGTGTAAAGGATGCAGACAGAGTATCGGTTCGAGGGAAAGACGCTGGCATTTTTCGAGCAGCAGTACGCGCAGCTTGCGACGTTGCAGCAGGGCATCAGCGGCGCCCTGTCGCTCCTGCTGAATCAGGAGGGGCTGGAGGGCCAGTGGTCGGTGGACTGGCCGAACCGGCGGCTGGTACGTCAGGACGCGCAGCCGCGGGAACAGGAGACAACCGCGCATGAACTCGCTCGTAACGGACTCGGGTAACGGCATCGGACCTCTGGCGATCCCGCCGTTTCCGGTGACGCCGGTGTTCCCGGCGCCGGTGTCGCCGGGTCAGGTGGTGTCGTCTACAGGCTTCGGCAACGTCGTCCGTCAGGCGCTGATCGACCTGTGGACGAACGTCCAGCATGTCGGCACGCACGCCGGGACTTCGGTTCCTGAGACGCGGCAGGTCATCGCGGGCTCGGGACTGGGCGGCGGCGGCGCTCTGACGGCGGACGTGACGCTGACCGCCGACGTGACGACGGTGTTCGGGCGGACGGGCGACGTGGTGCTCACCGGGGCTGATATCGCGGCGGGCGGCGGGGTTCCGGCATCGCGTCAGGTGATCGCGGGCGCGGGCCTGTCGGGCGGCGGCGATCTGAGCGGGGACCGGACGCTGGCGGTGGTGGACAATACCAGCGTCCAGAAGATCGGCGCTCTGGTCAACGGGTCACTGATCGGGACGCGCTCAAAGCTCAACCTGATCGCGGGCGCCAGCGTGGTTCTCAGCGGCGCGGACGACGCCGGGAACGATCGTGTGAACATCACGATCAACTCCACTGGCGGCGGCGCGGGAGGATCGCAGACACCGTGGTTGAGTGATATCGACGCGGCGGGGTTCCGGCTGCTGAACACGGGCTGGATCGGTGTCGGACACAACGCGCCGAACGCACCGATTGACATCTACAGGATCAATCCAGGCGGGGTAGGACCGGAGATAGTACTGCGAAGTCAGGGAGCGACCGCAGGAGAAGAAGCTCGCATCAGCTACTGGGGCGGCGGATCGGCGCGTGCATCGCTGCACTGGTCCCTTGATGTTGCCAGCGGATACGGCGGACAGCTTGACGTGAAATTCGGGCAGACCACAGATATAAGTGCGCTCGCGTCGGTGGCGCAGTTCCGCTCCAGTCAGGTCACGTTTCCGGTTAACGTCGGCATCGGCAGTGTCGGGCCGGATTGCAGACTCGAGGTATGGGGCGGCAAGGGATGCCGCATCGCCGAGGGTTCCGGCGCATTGCCCGCGAGCGGGTCGGGGCTGGAGTTCCACTACGTCCCGACCGTGAATGGCGGGACGGCATTTATGTTCAGCTGGGATCGTACAGCAAACGCGGGCAAGAGACTGATCATCAACGCGAGCGATATTACTCTGTCTGGAACGACGGGTATATATCTGGGCGGCGTGACGACAACTGTACCGCCCGCCGCGAGCAACCAGATCTACAAGGATGCAAGTGGATTTCTCAAGATCGCGTGAATCCAGGGAGAGACAAAAACATGTACACACTCATCGCGCAATTCCCCCGGCAGCAGGTATGCCGCGACCGGCAGTACACCGGACTGCTTCGCTGGTCCGCCGGATGGCTGAATCTGGCTCTGCCGACGGAGAAACCGCCGGAGGACTTCGTGAGGCAGCGCATCATTGCGGGCAGGGTCGCGACCAATCCCGATGTCTACGTCGGGCAGACGATCAACGCGGTCGCCTCGCGTCAGGACATCCAGACCAACATCCGCGAACACCTGAACGCCTTCAACTCCGAAGCCGTCGAGGCCGCGATGGACGCGCAGCTTGACACCGCGCTCGGCAACATCATGCCGACGTACTGCGCGGGAGTGGTGAGCGATCAGGAAGTGGAGAACTGGTACGCGCAGAACGGCTACGGATCAGTCAATCCGCAGTCGCCCGCGGGCGCGTTCACGCAGCCGAGGATGTGATCGGATGACATACGAAGAATCCGCCGCGCTCGCCAAAGACCTGGTGTTTCAGGGGCGCGTGAAGATCGCCGCGCTCAGAGTCGCCGTCGCCGTGCTCGCCGAAGATCCGGCAACGCCGGCGCACATCGCCCGCTGGCGCCGGGCGATCCAGTGGATCGCGCAGCCGGATTACGAGGCGCAGCAACTACAGCCGCTGGTCGTCATCGATCCGGCGGTGGACGCCGCCGGCGCGGCGATCGCCGACGGCGCGCTTCAGACCGCGGTCGAGGGCGTGTTCTCGCGAACCCTGTAACGGCGCGGCTCCCGCCGTGCGTCTTGTCTGTCGGACTTCCCCTTCTTTTCCTTCTGTACCTGGCCGGGGCGGGTCACCCGCCCGCCCCGATCTTTTACCTGCCGGTTCCCCCCTTCTTCCGCTTGCGGGCCGCGGCTGACGCGGCTTCCCGCCTTTTGCGCTCCATCACTTTTTCGTTGGCGCGGTTTTTCGTGACCACTGACTAGGCTGGTCCCATCGAGGCTGCTTGCAGTTCGGGCAGGATTTCGGTCTGCCCGGTGTGCGCTTGACCCATTCGTGTCCGCACCTGAGGCACTTCACCGTCTGTTCTCTCATCATCATCATCATAGTATTTTTTTTTCTTCGCGGGGGCTTGCGGTAATCATCATCATAATAATATACTGGTGATGTAGACAAGCCGCGAGGCTATAAAGCGCGAAGGGAAAGTTTCAAAGTGACAGTTCAGGAAGCACGCCTCGTGCTCAACCACGCGATCGCCGATCCCGACGAGGGGCTCCGCGCGATCGATCAGGCAATGATGACGATGATCGCGGCGATGCCGGTCGATCCTTCCGCCGACGCGCGGGTCCGCGATGCGATCGCCGACGCCGCGCAGGAGATCGTGAATCTCTGGTGGATCGGGCCGTCCACGCGCGGTAAGGCGAACGTCATCACCGAGATCATCACCAATCACATCAATCAGGCGGTGGCCGCATAAATGCTGACCATCACCGAACCTCGCTGCGAGTGCACGCGCATCGACGTCGATCTCTACGACGCCGCCGGATGCCCGCTCTGCGATCCGCACTCCGACTACAACCTGATGCTGCGCGATCTCGCCGAAACTGACGCGCCGGCGTCCGACCTCCGGAGGGCCGCATGATCTCCGCGATCGAAACATACAAGCAAGCCGTGAGCTACCTGATCGACGCCGTCAACGCGCTCGATCAGGCGCACTCGGTGCTGAAAGACCACAACCTGCACGAGTGCATCGCGGTGAAGTTCCGCGGGCGGCACCTGAGCATCGGCGAGGCGGTCGAGATCGCCGACGGGCTGCTGCGCGATCTCCAGAACGTGCGCTGCCCCGATTGCGATCAGCCGATGGCCGAATCCGAAGACTGCCTGACGGGTTGCTGCCCGTCGCTGGAGGGGAAATAACCATGAGCAAACTGACTTTCAGCACCAACGTCCCGCAGCTGGTTCACCTCAACTCGCTCGAGGGCGTCGAGCGCGAGTCGCAGTTCGGCGGTGTCCAGCACCAGTTCAGCGCGGCGGAAGGCACGTTCTACGTCTCCGAAGCGGTCGGCAGGATCCTCGCCGCTCAGTTCCGCAAGCTTGGCCTGAAGGCCGGCGAACCGGCGGAGATCTGCAAGACGGAAGTCGATGCGGGCCGCGGGCGCAAGTCGCTTCAGTGGATCGTCTCGCTCCCGCTCGGCGCGGAAGCGGATGCGCCGCCGCCGCCGGTGAAGGCGAAAGGGCCGGTTGCGGTTCCTGCGCCCGTTCCCGCGGCTCAGAGCGCCGCTGACGCATCGCCGCGTCCCCGGTGGGCCGAGACGCTCGCCGCGCACACCAGCACGCTGGTGGACGTTTACGCTGCGGTCCTGAAGGACGCCGGCGAGAAGCACGGCAACGCCGTCAAACCGGAAACGGTGCAGTCACTTCTGGTGACGATGTTCATCCAGTACGCGCAGAAGGGCGGGATCAGCAATGCGGCATAACGTCGGCGACGATGTCCCCTTCGACTTCGATGAGCGCCCGGTCGATCCGACGGGCCGCGCGATCCGCACGGCGGCGCCGAAGCCGCGGCGCGAGCGCCGGAAGCCCGCCGCAACCGCCGCTGACCGCCATGTGCCGCTGACCGAACTGCTCACGCTCTCGATCCGCGAGGTCACCGAGAGCCAGATCCGCACGGTGGCGGACGACGAGACGGACCTCGCGCGGCTCCTGCTGGCGTCGATCGAGGACGTGCGGCGGCGCAAGGCCACGGAGGGCGCGAAATGACGCTCTCCCCCTCCCGTGTGAACTGCTACCTCAGCTGCTCGGCGCGGTGGTTTTATCGTTACGTCGAGCGTTTGCCCGACCCGCCGTCTGGTTCGTTGGTGCGCGGTCGCGCAGTACACCGGCTGGTGAATCACTGGTTCCGGCTGAAGATCGACGGACTGACGCCGGAACCGGGCGAACTCGCCGCGGTGTACGACGGGATGTGGGACGAGGAATGCGACACCGCCGCGTTCGCAGCCGACGACGATATCGAGCAGATCAAGGCATCGGGCGCCGCGCTGGCGGCGAAGTACCTCACCGAAGCGGCTCCGGATATCGAACCGGCGGCGCTCGATCTTCAGGTGACCGGCGAGATCGGCGGCACGCCGGTCCGCGGCTTCATCGATCTGATGGACGTGAACGGGACCATCGTGGACCTCAAGACTGCATCGCGCAAGCCGAGTGGGATCAGCCCTGATTATGCGTTGCAGATCGCAACCTACGCCGCGCTGGCGCCCGGCGCGACCGGCGAGGTACGGCTCGACACGGTGGTGAGCACCAAACAGCCGCAACTGGTGCAGATCGGCTACACGGTGTCGGATGCTGACCGCACGATGTGCGAGCGGATATATCCGCACGTACAGCGCGGGATGGAGGGCGGGTACTACACGCCAAACAGGGGATCGACATTTTGCAGTAAACGCTACTGCAATTTTTGGGAACGGTGCTGTGGTGAATTTGGCGGGATCGTCGCCTGATGGAACGCGGCGAGATGAACAGCCGGTTCTGGCGCACTCTGCTCTGGGAGTGCGCCGCCAGCTGGCGGGCGAACGCCGCCGACTGGCTCATGGCGGTACTGATGCTGATCCTGATATTTGTGATGTTGAGGGCCGTATGAGCGCCGGGAAACTGCTCGGGCCGGGGACGCGGATGGCCGATGCGCCGCCGGACTGGCAGGGGCTCCCGGTCGCCGAATGGGAAGCGGCGCGGCTGAAGGAACTCTGCGCGGAGCAGGATGAGCGGCGTAAGGCGGCGCCGAGCCCGGCGATCCCCGATCGGCGGATCTGGACGCCGCGGGACAACTACGGGTGGCGCAGCGCGGGACGCTGATACCCCCAAGTGAGATGCGGTGTTACCCGCAGGAGAGTTGTGTGCGAATCAGGTCCGGTGCATCACAATGGTGCGCCGGCCTTAGCGGCAAAGCGAGCCCGCCGGAAGCGGTTCGCGGAATCTACCAAAGAATCAGAGGCATAGAAGTTTAATGTTGAAGCAGTTTGTAGCAGGTATCGTGTGTCTGGCGCTGTTCCAGACCTCGCTGATGGCCGGGATCGGCTCGAACAAGGCGGCGTACCGCGGCGGCACGGTCGCGATGAAAGACGGCGCGGAGGAAAAGTTCTCGCTCGTCGGCGACCGGTTCGTCTTCAACCCTGGCAAGAAGAAGGACACGTTCGAGATCCCCTACGACAGGATCCAGACGATCGAGTACGGGCAGAAGGCGGGACGCCGGATCGGCGCGACCGCGGGTCTGGTGATGCTCGCCGGGCCGCTCGGATTCCTCGCGCTGATGTCGAAGAAGCGGCGCCACATGGTGTCGGTGACGTGGGTCAACGATCAGGGCAAAACCGACGCCGCGGTGATCGAGTTCGGCAAGGACGCGATCCGGTCGGCGCTGACCTCGTTCGAGGCACGCAGCGGTAAGACGGTGGAATACGAGTCCGAGGAGACAAAGAAGAACATCGGCAAATAGCCGTCGGTTCACAAACAGCGACCGAGACAAAAGGCCCGCGCGGGAGCGATCCCGGCGGGTCTTTTTTGCTTTTGTCCGCAAACGCTGATAGCGTTACATGTTGGTGACCCGTCGTCGCTCACAGCCCGATCACGCCGAGCACATTGCCTCGGAACGGGTCATTTCCGCGCAGGTACATCCGCAGACATTCGAGCGATCGGTGGCCGGTGTGCCGGGCCGTCAGGATCTCCCCGGCTCCCGATTCGAGCGCGGCGGTGGCGAATCCCGATCGCAGCGAGTGACCCGCGAAGTGTGCCGGATCGAGTCCGATCGACGCCGCGGCGCGTTTGACGATTGCCGCGACGGTGTTGTGATGCATCCGCTCGGCGGGCCGCAGTTGGCCGTGCCAGAGCCCGTCGAACAGGTAGCCGGGTGCGGGGCCGCGGATCTTCAGCCAGTCGTGCATCGCGCGAACCGCGCAGACAGACGGGTCGGACGCCGGCGGCACGCCGATATCGCGCCCGACTGCCTTCTGGTCCTGCTTCTCCCGCGGCACATGCACGATCATTCCCTGTTCAGTGAACCGGATGTGCTCGATCCGCGCCGAGATGATGCTGGTCCGCCGCAACGCAGTTGCGAAGCCGAACAGCAGAAGGGCGCGGTCGCGCGTGCGGTGCGGGTCGGCGCTGTCGATCCGGCGCATCATTTCGCGCAGCTGATGAACCGAGATCGCGTGTTTCTGCACCGGCTGCTCGCCGCGGAGGCGTTGTGTTCCGGTTAGAATTTGTTTTGGTCGCCTGAGTTCAGGAGGGTTTACGCCATGCAGCCGGTGATGATAGAGAATCGCACACAGATGACGCCGCATCGTTTTGACCTTGTGATCATCGAGAGAATGCGCGAGGTACAGAGCGATCGTCTCTGTGGTGGACGGAAGGACTTCTCTGCCGGTGCTGACGCACCAGCCGCTGTATCGCTGCCAGTCGGCGGCGTAACCCTTGATTGTCCGCTCGGCGAGAACTGCGCTCGCCAGACGGTCACATGTCGTGGTGAGGTCGGGGAGTTGCATGCCGCCCATTTTGCCAGTGCAAACAGAAGGTTGGCCACTTTGGCTCCTACTGCTGGCTCTGCGGGCAAACCCCCACCGTAGGATTGTTTTTCTTAATGCTGCACTCAACTTTTCCAGGGTAGATGCAGCTTCAAGGGAAGGACAAAGGCCACGGTGGAAGCGGCTAGAGATAGCCTAGCACAACCAAATTCCGTTGCCTTCAACTTTTTTTCGGGTGTTGGCGAGAGGGGATTTGGAAGATGGCAAACAGTTCAGCCGCACCGAGGGTAATTCATGAACGCGGTGCATGGTATCAGGACACCAAACAGCGCCGCAGGGCCGAGATGCGATCGGAGGCAATGTCGCCGGCGGGCCGTCTGCACGCCTGCCTCGTGTCACATTCTGCCCCTTTTGGCCGCGAACTGGTCGCGCGGCAGGTCGGTGATCGCCTCGTGCCGCTGACGCCGCGCGAACTCTGCGACGAGTCCGAGATCGACCGGCGGCACTTCGGGCGGGAGATGCGGAGACTGAAGGCGGACGGTCTGGCGCGAACCGAGGGCCGCGCGAAGGGTCAGGTCCGGATCTACTCCTGCAACTATCCGAACGAGCACAGATCGGCGTCGGCGTCAGTGCAGTCGCGTTCGCGAGCCGAGCGATTGTCACCGCGCGCGGTGACAATTCAGAGCCTGTTTTCCGCGGACGTGATGGCGTGGGCAAGGCGGCTCAAGTTGCAG